ATGGGCCCCTTTTACATTGGAAACCTCAACCCTTATTGGGCTGTACGAATTTATGTATGACGCAAACTTATTTGCATATGCCGTCATCGTCCTTCGCATTATGGCGTTGTTTGCGCTAAACTTAGGTCCAACTAAAAAGTCGAGCGCGCTCGCGTCTCCGCCGGCGAGGGCTTTTTGGATCGCCATTTCTTCTTTGCGAATGACGCCCTGCCCCTCTTCCTTTGACATGGACTGCGCAAGCGCCATGGTTAGGGTGTGAATGTATTGAAGGGACTTGTATGCCTCTGTCGGGCTCTTTAGCCCATCCCTCGCAGCCTTTTCCTTGGCGCCCATAAGGTCACTCATCAAGGCAAGCGTCTCAGCCCTCTTTCCAGCCGTGTCAAGCACTTTGCTTTTTACGGATTCAGGAAGATTTGTAAGCAGAATACCCTGGCCGCCCTTACCCCATGCGATAAACGGCTCATTCTGAAGCTTGCTGTCAAACTCCTTATCTTCTTTTGAAAGTGCGCCACCGGCACCCGCTCCTGCGCCAACAACAGACGGCACCTCAACCTGAGACTCGCCAACGTTGGTGTGACCCAACTGCGTAAACAGGAGTTCCTTTTTCATCCTGTCATCGTTGAGCCCAGACAAAATGGTCTGGTACGCCGCCTCGGAGCCTGGACCCTTGGCGATGTCATCGAACGTCTTGCGGAGTTCCGACTTAGCCATGTCGATATAATTGATGTGCGTGGCCGCAAGCGCCTGCTCCATATCGCCGTACTTTTCAAGGTTCATGCGAAGCAGATTGTTCTTTACGGAGAAGGCGTCTTTTTGATTCTGAAGGTTTGCCCGCTGGGCAGCGATATTTTGGTTGATGCCTTCCTGAATGATGTTGAGTGCGTTGTTTGGTCCACCGTTTAGTGAGGCGCCAAACTGACCCAACCCAACCGCAATGGCGGAGACCATTCGACCAAACACACCGCCACGGTTGTCCCAATACTTATCAGGATCGATTTCAGTAGATGCGATCTTTTCAGACGTTGCGTTCAGGTCTTGGAGCTGCTTCTCCACGTAAGCGTCTCGCTGAGCCTGAATGGCCTGCTGCTCAATCTGGCGAGCCTCAAGCGCCTCTCTGTACTTGCTCTCGTACAGCGCATTCGCCTCAGCCTGTTGCGCAATTTCTTGCCGCCTTGCTTCTGCAGCAAGAAATGCGTTCTCGTTGCCGTGCTCGCCATAATGGCGAGGAAGCGCAAGCTCCTCATCCCCGTACCCGCGTTGCAATTGAACCGTATGTGGTCCAGGGGCCCATCCGAACGTCCCTGCGCCACCGGAGGCGCCAGTCTTTCCAATTAGCTTGTTGTATTCACCAAGCGAATACGTGGGAGGCTCTCTGTCCTTGTTGACCATTTCGTCGGTTCGCCTGTCGGTTTGGTCAACCTGCGAAATTGGGTTTGGCGCGTCCTCTGTCACAATGCCGGCGGGTGTGTTTTTTACGATTTCATTGCGCCTTGCAATAGCGTCGGCAATTGCGCTGTCGTCTGGCTTCGCAGCCTGGCCTGACGCCCGGTTGATTGCCGCAACAGCTACCGGGTTTCGTATGAAACCAGTTGGTGGATTTATGCCCTTGAGTGACGCAATCTGGTCTGCCATGGCGCCGGTGTCGTCACGAGCCATGGACCTAAGGTTCGCGGCTGCAATTTTGCGCGCCTCAAGGTCTTCATCGAATGCGCTGGGCATTAGTAGCTCCCTTTCGGCTGAATGGCTGGCTGCGCTCCATACATAGCCTCTTGCTCCGCCTTCAGCTTATCCACTTGCTTCTGTAGGTCAGCGGCAGCCGCGAGAGAAAGCATCATGGTACCCTTGCCGTCAATGACCTTCCCTTGTGGCGTGTCACGCACAACGGTAGATCCAACCGGCGTCGTCTCAAGGTCTTGAGCCATCACACCAACATGTCGTTGGTTTGGGTTCTCACCAATTCCGGGTTTGTAGTTGAAGGCGTACGGGTTGAGGTTCTGAAGCGCATGCTGCACAGGAGACTCGGCTCGTACGGGTGACGGTGAGCCGTACATCGCACCCTGAGATGCGGCCATCTTTTCAGCGTCAGCCTTCATGAGCGCAGCGGAAAGTAGATTGATTTTGCGCTTTGAATTTTCATCCGACACGGCGTACTTGGGCACATCAAGCTGGTAAGCGCTTGACATTGGGTTGCCATAGGTTGCCGGCTCCATCTGCATTGCCTGGTTGTTCAAATACGCGTTCGGGTCCTGAAGCTGGAAGCGAGACTTGTCTGATACGGCAGAAGCAAGAGACGCCTGTGCGTTTGCATCTGACGGAACGTTGCCGTTCAGGTCCATGCCAGACGTGTTCAACCTAACGTATGGCTCATCACTTTGCGCAGCATTTGCCATATTGAACGTGTCGTCACTGACCTTTGGCGCATCACTCGACTTTGGTGCAGAGGGGCCACTTGCGGTCGAGTAAGCGCGTGTCGGCATCATCGGAGGGGGCGCCTGTCCAGACAAGGAAGCCCCAGCATACTGAAGCCCTCGCCCTACCGTTTGCCCCGCAGAAATGTCCTGGATATCCTCTTTGTTGCGGACATCGGACATGGCCGTTATGCTGCCAGCAGCCGACACTCCTGCGCCAACGTATTTGTCGGTTCGCGCGTCTTGTCCAGATTGGATACCAGCTCCGACCTGGTGACCCCTATCGATAGCGGCACGATCTTCAAAGTTTGCGCCAAGCTGAGCGCCATAAACAGCCTTTCGATTGTTCTCCATGCCCATCTGATAGGCATCATTCATCGCGCGCTGATTCGCCTCAAGCTGCCCCTGCGCAATCGAGCCTTGTTGGGAGAGCCCGCGCGATTGATTGTACATGCCGGCCGCACCATAATCTTGGCCGCGAATGCCGGCCGCCGCATTCTGAATCCCCTGAACACTCTGAGCATATCCCTGCATGGCGCCAAGTTGCTCTTGAGCGCGCACAGCTCCCATTTGCCCGGCCAACTGCTGACCTGCGTTCGCGGCATTCGCGGCGGCATTCTGTTGAGCCATGGCAAGGCCTGCCGGACCGCGCGCGGAGGCTGCTGCCGATGCCTGCTGGGCGCGGACGTCGTTCATACCTGTGGCCATAAGCGCACGCGCGAGGGATGGCCCCTCTCCACGAGCCATGGCGTCATACCTATCCGCAGATTTCTGCTGTTGAGCGAGAGCCTGAAGCTGGAGCATCCGATCGGAGTTCCCAACACCCATCTGGGCGTTGAACGCATCTCGGTCCGCGTTCGCCATAGAGTTGTCAATCTGGTAGGCTCCGCGGCCTTGTGCGGCATTCGCCATGCCGAGATATCGATCTGCCTCACGGTTGGCCGAAGAATCACGGAGCATCTGCCCAGTTCTCGGATCGTAAAGCGCAGCGTATCCGCCGTAAGTAGACTGGTTCTGATTAAACGTCTCTTTCGGAGTCGAAGAATAGGGGGCGTAAGCCGTCTGGGCAGTAACAGCGCGGCTCCGATAGCCATCCCCAGCCTTGACGTTTCCACTGTTGGCCAGACCAACCTCATAGTTACGCTTCATCATCGCATCGCGCTCAGCGAGCTTCCGCTGATACTCAACGTCTTTTTGGGCGTCCTGCATAGCAGATCCCATCTGTTTCAAGATTGCCATCTGTCTAACCTCTCTGAACCGCAGGGAGCTTGTCCGTCCCCATCTTCTGGCCCCACGTAAGAGCTAACCCAAATAGTGTAATCGTTTTACCGTCACCTTCGAGCTCTCCGCCCGTCGGCGGTGAGTCTTGGATTTTGATTCTAAGTGCGCGAGATTTCTGCTGCTTCACGTGTACTTCGATTTGCTCTTTTTTGAAGGTTTCGATCTCATCCCAAACCCATGTTCTCGATTGTGGATATCCAACCTCGTAATCCGTCGCAATCGAAATAGAGAGGTCATGGGGGCTCTCGCGGACCCCTTCAAGCTGAACGCGCCAAATGCGCTGGAACCCTTGTAGGCCTGCCATTTTTACGTTTGGAGTCTCTACGGTCATCGGCACGAACGTCTTCACGTTCGAAAGGTCTACGTCGTAGAAGGAGTCACGTGTCTCATTGAGCACAAACCCATCTGAAGCGACGAACGCATAAATAGGCCTGTTGTTGTCGTCGTAGTTTGGAACGATGGCCCCACATGCGTAGGATTGTGAGGTTTCTCCGAGGACAACCTCAGAAGTGGACCACGTGCGCGTATTTAGGTTGTAGACAAGCAGGATACCTGGAGTGGGGCCGGCATCGCTCTCAGATGGTGCCATTGTGAAGATGGCGCGGCACGTCTCCTCGTCCAGGACGGCGCTCGTAATAACAGGGTTCGATGACACCTTGTCTCGTACAGGCTCCCCAATCCATTCGACCGACTGAGCGCGTGTCAGCACCTCAATACCTCGCGTCGATTGGAACATGATTCCATCTTGGGTGCGCACAATCGAGCGCGCGTTGATGCAACCTACCTCCGTTGGTAACTCAATGGGTGACGAAAACTCGGTACCATTTCCGCCATTCTCTGGCGGTCCCTGACCGTCTACGTAGAAGATTGAATCCTCTTTGAAGACATATAGGTGCCCATCCTGAGAGCACAATCCAGTGATGCCACCGCCGCGCTCCACAATAAATTGGAAGGCATCTGAGAACCATGTGCCTTCCCCCTCAACAGCCACAGCAGAGTAGAAGATTGTCTTTCCGTTGGCCCCGAAAACGCGGTCCATGTGAACGGTCTCGCATGAAAAGAACGGCGGAGCCTGTCGAGGCTGCGAGGTTCCAAGCGTTCCTGGCTGCGTGTAGAGTTGCTGCTGAGATTTAAGAATCTCATCGGTCATGAAGTCGGAAAAGAAAACGAGACGAGTGGCTCCTGGGGCAGCCTCAATCGCGCCAACGCGGTAAAACACGGTAGCTGGCGCAGTTTGCGTCCTATAGAGCACGACACGATAGGTGCCGTTGGGGCAGTTGAGCAGGTTGCATGCATCATAGGCTTGGGCTGAGATGTATGGGTGCTCTCCCGGTGGGATTGGGTTGTCGTCTCCTCCGATGGTCACGACTGTAGACGGTGCAGACCACCACACATTCCCATTCGCATCCGTGCGCTCAAAGATGGCAGTGTAGTTGAACTGTCCAATGAGTGGCGGGTCGGCATCGTTGACGGTCGTCACAGCGATTTCTGGGGCTACACACCACCCGTCTTCCACCATCCACTGACCGTCGAACACGAACGGGGTTGCGCCAGGCAGATGAATCCCGTCGAAGTGGGGCTGCGGAGTTTCTTGAGGACCGTCTACGCGTATTCGAACCGCTCCGGCGGCCTGTGATACGGCATTCTTGAGAAGGTATGTTGGTATCGTCGCGATAGACCCGCTCACCGAAACAAGCCCAAGAGAAAATCGGTGACCATATGTAAAGTTTGCCCATGACGAAAGGCGCATGTTCGCATTGCATGCGATGGATGCCTTTTCGTTCAAGTCACCCAGGTCTAGGACAACCTCTGTCCGCTGCTTGTTGGCATGAAGAACGGTATCCCCGGGTTCTGCGATGGACATGTCCACATAGGAGCATTGGCACAACAGCCTGCCACCAAGGATGAACGGCTTGGATATCGGAACATACCCAGCAATCGGCTCAACACCATCCGTTGTTATCGAGCCAGAGCCAGTGCACTCCACCTTGTACAGAACGGAATGATTCGTCTTGGACGGAGCCGGCTCGTACTCAACATTCTCAAAGACGACGGCGAAATGGGTGGCATCCCTAAGGACAACCCCAATTCTACCCTTCGGCAGAGCGCCTCCGGTGCCGTAGATATTTACCTCTGACAGCGTTGGAGCCAACGTTACTGGATTCAGTGCGTATCCGCGAACACCGCCTATTGTGTTCGAATACACAAGGAACAGTCCGACCGAAGAATCTCCGCCGATTCCGATGCTATATACCGGGCTCGATGTTGGAATGGTCGCAGTTGTGACAATGGTGCTTCTGTTCGACATTTTGTTGGTCACAATGTTCGAACCGCTTGAATACGACAGGTATGCAAGCGTCTGTGCGGAGCCAAGGTCTGTGAGCGACGAAACGTCGAAGCATTGCCCATCAAAATCGGTGGCGACTGTGAACGGTCCATTCCACGTTGTGATGCTGTTCGCTACGGCAGGCAGGAAAAAATCTCTCGCGTAGATGTTTGTTGGGTTGTCTACATCTGAGTAGAACGCGATGGCGTAGTTTCCAGCAATCGCCACCTTGCACTGAGGAGACGATACCTCAAGCTCATACTCGCGCATCATGACGCCAGTCGTTTCGTCCACAATAGACAGGAGCCAGGTAAATGTGAGCGCGAACCCAATCTCCTCCTTTGCGAAGAGTTGAGAAAATACAAGGCACCCGCCACCACGTACGACTCCGTACCCATCAAGAATCTGAACACTGTTGACTGGGACGCTGCTCGCCTGAGACGGAATTTGTACGGATTCCGCAGAAAAGTTCCTTCGCTTTCCGCACAGGACAGCGTTCAAGGAGGACTCCCCGTATGAGTCGAGCCTGCTCCCGTCATACACGCACGTTTGCCCATTCAGCGAAAACAGCGACACTCCTTTGGTTCGAATGGTCGTGTCCTGTCTTTCCTTGGTTTGCTGCTTGAACCCTCGCCTCTTTTGAAAGGCTCCGCGCTTGTCTTGATCGACATTCTTGGACGTGATGAAACCCTGTCCAGGGTCGAGCAGCTCCTCTTGAACCGATTCCTGTAGCCCGGTAGTGAATGGGATGCGAACTATCTGTTTCTGAAGAGGCATCAGAACACCTCTATCGAAATGGTGCCAAGGATGTATGAGTTCAGAACAAGTAAATTCTCCGTCGTTTCTTTTGTGTTTCGAGAAAGTGCCGGCGCACTCGAAAGGCTTGTCGTCCAATCCACCACGCGCCACATAACGCGGCGCCCAAGATTGTGCTGTAGCCGAATCTCATCTCCATCCTCAGGTGCCTCACAATCCTGGAAGATGACACTTTCGCCCTTCTGCGCGTTCTGTGACAGCTCCGTGGTGATATTGCTCATCCGGGTGAGCGTCTCCGCAAGCTTGACCGGGTCTTGAACCATCTCGGTCGTAACCTTGTCCTTGCGCGTGAACGGGCGAGCACCAACGATAATCGCGCCGGTCGGGGCGCTGATGACCTTGTAGTTCATCGGCGAGCACCGCCAAACGGACCCCACCAAATACCGTTGTCATACGGTACCGTCTCCTGAACGCGCTCGGGGTTCGCTGCGTCGCGCTTGGCCGCCCACGCATCCACACGCTGAAGCATTCGCTCTTTTCGAGACTCCCAAAGAGAATAGTCCGATTCCTCCTTCTGGAGCATCTGCGCAACGGTGCCATAAATGGCGGCGACCTCCCAGCCGTTCACGCCATCGTAGATGTCAGTCGGGTTGACGAGTCGGCTGAGGCACGGCGTGTACCAAAGGTAAACGGTCATGGCCTGGTTTACCGGCACAATTTCAATGTTCCCGGCCTGGATGCGGTACTTCGGCGGCCCGTAGTACACAAGGATATCCGAGTTCAGGTAGAGCGAGTGCTCCGCGGCCATGAATGGTGTGATGTTCTGCTTCACGCCGTTGTAGTCCGCGATAACCTCCTGAACGCTCAGAAAGTCAAAAGGAAGCGGCTGGAGAGAATCGAGCGGGTCGCTTGTGAGTGTATAGGTCTGAAGGTTTCGCCTAAAGGGCTTGTCCTGGTTTGGCCAGATGTGATTCTCAAGCTCGGCGAGCTCCTGGTTGAGCAGCTCTGTAATTTCATCGTCCGTGACGAATTCAGAGTTCTCCATGTCCGCGCGCTTGCGGCAGTCGGCAACCATGTCCTCAAGCGTTCGTGCTCGCATTAGCGCTCTCCGGTTCCGTACTGTTGACCAACAATTTCAATTGTGACGGTTGCGTTCGCGGGTCCAGCCACAAGCGCACCGTTCTCCCTGTACCCAAACGATGCGCACGCTCCAGTGTTGGACTCATTGAATCCTAGTGGCGCAAGAGCGCCAACGGCATAGCCTGCGTCGGGATATGGTGGAAGGTAGTCCTCTGGCATATGGAGAGAGATATCCACGAACGCGAACCTTTTTACTCGCTGAGACAGTTCCACAATAAAGACGCCATCGGGCAAGTCTTCCGTCAAGATCGACTTGACGAATTTATTGTCTCCAGCGATGTCTGACGTTTTGAATACGCCAGTACCGTCGCACGTCATCGTGAACGTGCATGTGAACACGCCGGGCGTGTTTGTTCTCCCGGCAGATGTTCCAAGGACGCTCATCGCGTTCCCCAATTTTCTGTTTGAAGGTCAACCCGAAACACGAACCTTGTGCCTGCTGGCGGCCAAACGCCTGATGGAACACCGGCATTCCATTCGACGTATGCGCCGACGAATACGGGTAACCCTGACGCATCAAATCCAATGGGAATGTTTGGTCCGTTAAGCATGTCTCCGGCTGCGCTCGTCTCGTGCAGCATGACGCACTTCGAGTACAGGATGTTTTTGCATTTCTGCTTCAGCTTGATGAAGAACACGCCATCAGGCGGTCCAGGGAACTGGTCGTTGCAAACAATAGAGTCAACGATGCCACCGTCTCCCTTGATGCCTTGCACGGTAAGGCGACCCTGGTCGTTTGCTGTGCACTCGAAAAACACAGACACAACGCCAGCGCCAGTGGTTTGCTGCGAGTAAAATTGATTCCCGTTTCCGGTGACGGACATGATGGTTTCCCAGGAAAAGAGGCCCCCGAAGGGGCCCCTTGGTTTACCGCGTACCGAACGTGCCCTTTTGGAGGAAGCACGCGAACTGGACGCGCGCTCCGTCGGCAGGGTCCGTCGGGGCACCGGCAGCGTTCTCCGTGAAGAAGTGCATGGTCAGCGGGGTGCCGCTCGCCTCGTTGGCAAACGATTCCACGATGACCTTTGCGCCTGCGGAGCCTCCACCGGGAACAACGATTGTAGGAAGAACCGCGACGGCTCTTGTCCAAGAGTTCTTGAACGTGACCGTGAATTCTCCCGTGTCGTCCTTGGTGACAGATGCCACAAGCTGGCCTCCGTCCCCTTGGATGGTCTGTAAGTCACCATCGGATGCCACGAGTTGGAATACATGGCATTCCAGACCCGGGTTTCCTGAGCGAAGGAAATAGTCAGAGCTTTGTGAGGTTCCCATTTCCTAACACTCCTTGAAGGCCTTGAGGGCTTCCTTGATGGCTTCTTTGTCTTTCGAAAGGATGGCGTCAGCGAGTTCGTCGGTAACGGCGTCCATTTCGTCGTCTTCGGGAAGACTGCCGGAGGAATCCGCGTCTTTCGGCGCGGACCCCTTCGGCTTTCCAAGCCCGATCATAACTGCAAGGGAGGGCTTTTTTTCCACGTCGCCCTCTTACAGTTGCGCCGTTCCGTTGAACCCAGGCGCTTCGCAGGTGAACTGCGCGTAGTACCCGATACGAATCTCGTAGCTGTCCGAGTTGGTTGCACGGAGAAGCTGGTTCGAGTCGAGGTCGAGAATGCGCGGAGCAGCGCCAAGCGAATCTACGCTCCAGGTGTCGGTCTGGAGCATATTCGTCCAACCTTGCGGCTGGTCGATGTCGGCGATGACCTGAATCGGACCCTTCGGACCCCAGAGCTTGACGCTCTCGAACCCGATGTCCGGCATGTCAACCGACTTGACGCGGTCGTAAATAACCTTGCTTCCAAGGGCCTTCACGAGGTTCGCGTAATCAAGCGGGTTGAGCGTCGAGATGTTCGGCTTCCCACCGTTTGCGCAGATACGAGCCGCAAGGTCGATAAGCGTTGTCTCAATCGGGCCACCGGCGCCGTCGAGGTACCGAACACCCGCGAGACGCTGCGGGTCAACCGAACGGTCGAGCCCGAAGAAGTCGTCGCCAGTCGTCGGGTCGGTTCGCGGAATCCATCCGAGAATGCCCGTCGGCTGCGTGTTGGTGGTCTCAATGTCGCCGTTCTGGAAGATGTAGTCACCAGCGGTTGCGCCGGTGATGGTGTTCCAGTTTGCGCTCGCGGTGAGCGTTCCGGTGTTACGGTCAACCTTGGTGAGTGTGACGGTACCCGTTCGCTTCGCGCCAGTCGTGCCGTCGTTTGCGCTCAGGTTGATAACCATACCAACCTCGAACTTCACCGAATCGGAGACGTTCGCGAGGGTGATGGTCGGGGTCGCCACGTTGGAGGTAGCGCTGATTTGACCGCGAGCGCCGCCGCCGTTGCCGAAAAGAGCCATGCCAAGCGCACGGCCAGCCGTGTACATGGCGCCATCAATTTCAGTCTTGAGGGTCCGAAGAAGTGCGCCGGCATCCGTCGCCGCAGCTTCAATGGTTTCACCCGCAATCTGTGCGAAAGCGTAGCCGGGCTTACGCTCGACAATGACTTTCTTGTATTGGCTGGGCGTGATGTTCCCCTGGGCCACGCCGAATGCAGCGCCGCGGCCTTGAGGTGCACCATACTTGAATGCGACCACCTTGTTCTCACCGACGAACTTGGTGTTTTTCTTCATCATCGCGAAGGTGGGGTGGTCGGGATAAATCATGTCCCACACCTTCGACTGGGTGTATTGCGTCTTGAGTACCGCAGCGGCGGTAGCTTGATCCAAATATGCCATGACAACAGCTCCGTGAATGTGAGCCGTTGACCTGTATCTGGCGTTACTTGTTCGCTAAGCGGGCGTTCAGAATCCGAAGTGATTCTTGGTCAGCCCATTCTTGCGACCACTTTGGAGATGGCTCCGTGGTAACCGTAGCGTCAGCGGTCAACGTGCGTGGTTGTTCACCCGGTACTCGGGGTGCAACTGCATTCACTGGAACTGCTGCCTGACTAGCCGGTACTGCTTTCACACGAGAGGCCCAGAACTTTTCACGCCGTTCAGCGCGTTCCTGTGCCTCAGCCTCCAATTGTTCAGCAATGACATCATCTGTCAAGTCATATCCTGTTTGCGCCTTGTATGATTCTGCATACTCACGCGCGATAGCTATCCCACGTTGTGCGAGTTCCTCGGCAGTAAATTCCTTCACGAGGTGCGGGTACTTGTCCGCAGATTCGGCGATGGACTCCACAAAGATGCGCTGTGCTTCCGTGACGGAGGTGTCCACATATGCGAGCTGTTGCTGTTGAACCATCTCCAGGCGGGCGCGCTGCTCTTGCTCAAGCCTCGTCTCAAGCTCTTTGATTTTGGATGCAATCGGGTCCGCGACCTCAGGGTCCGACGCGGCACGCTTCATAAAGTCGAGCGGGTCCACGCCAATCGCTTTCAGCTTTTGGATCGGGTCTCCGTCCTTCAGCGCCTCATATTTGCGCTTGTATTCTTCGGTCTCGCGCCGGACGCGCTCGAACTCCTCTTTGGCCTGCTGAAGCTTTAGGCGCTCTTTGCGCGCACGCTCCTCAGAACGACGTGCGGCAGAAATCTTGGCAGCGACACGCTCATCTTTGGGCTCTTCCTTTTTCTCTTCCTGAACGGCATCCGTCTTTGCGGCATCTTCAGGCTTCGGTGTCTCCGCTGGCGATTCTGCTGCGGGCGCCTCTCCAAAAACATCTTTGGCGGCGCTGAGGAGTGCCTCGGCGCTGATGGTTGGGGCCGTATTGACGATGGGTGTGGACGGTTGCGTGGCTTGGACGTTTTCTGTCACTTCAGACATAGGCTCTCACATGGGTGGGGGTGGCATTCCCTCCGGAGGCATCATGCCATCGGGGGAGGGTGGCATCATCGGCGGACCGGGAGGCGGTTCCATTGGAGCGCCCATCGGTGGCCCTTCTGGCGGAGGAGGCTCAGCGGGGGGCTCCATATACGCAATGGTTGCATCCATGTAATCTCGAAGGAGCTGCAAGCGGTCCTGCGGTGCGCCGTCCAGTCGCCAAGCGTGGTAATTCTGCCTGCATAGCTTCAGGGCCAGCGGGTGATTGTCGTACGGCTCTGGCGTCACAACCTCGCCCGTCTTGAGCATGTGGGCGATGTTTCGGTTGATGACGTTTCGGTCCGCGTTTGCGAGCTTGGCGTACCGCTCGATGTCTGGGAAATCGAGAATCTCCATCATGTCTTCTGGCGGAATCTGGCCGATTCTGCTCATGTCTTCCGCCCACTCCATCTTCCCGGACACCGTGCTTGGGATGGAGGAAGTCGGCAAAAGCTCGATAGCGTAATCCGTTTCGGCAAGGTTGATTTCGCCCCAGTCGATGTATTCAATGGACTTCCGGGACACGGCGCGAATCTTGTAGTTCCCGGCGGCGGCAAGCTCCTTCGCGCACTCAACCGTCTGCTTGGCGCAGTTGAGAACGAACTTGTCATACCGCTTCGACTTCTCCGCAAAGCGCTTGCTCTGGATATCCTGGTACTCACGTTGTGCGGCGCCCGAGTTGAGGCCGGCCGGTTTCTGCCCAGTGGCCTGCAACTGAGAGACGCCAACAAGCTCAAACGCGCGTGCGTAGAGCCCATTCAAATGCTGGTAAATCTCAGGACTGATGATGCTGGGTGCCTGGTAGACAGGCGGCTGTCCGGAGTATTTGACGATTGCCGCGAGGTCGTTGTTGATGTGCTGCGTCGTAACGTCTGACCCCGAGTGAACCAGGTAGTGGCCAGTGATGAGATGCATTCCGCGCTGAATCTGGCGCAGAAGCTTATTGATTTCGGTCTGAATGCCGGTCAACTCTTCCGCGATTCCAATCCCCCAAAAGCCCACGCGTGGGTCGCTCCACCTGAAGAACTCGAAGGGGAAACGGCTACGCGTCCAAGGCTCATCGACAAGCGTGCATCCGTCCACAGCGACCACGTGACGCCCGTCACCGGCACCTTTCTTACTCGGAAGGTGCCATCCTTCGGTGACCAGAATCTGGTCGGCCGTCGTGTTGTAGGCAAATTCCGTGTCCTCAGAATCCACCTGGCACACGGCAATCTTAGCCTGCTTCTCCTGGTCGTCGGCCGCAAACAGCTCCATGACACGGCGACGGTCAACAAATCGACGCTGATACATGCTGCGCGGTTTGCCATAGATGCTTTCACCGTCGTCCGTCACAATCTCCCACGGGAGCACGTTCTCATAGGCGACGCGGCCGTGCTCATGGTCCGCGTAAATCTTTACCGGGCCGGTACCCATGTTCGCACCAACGCTAAACGCGCGAACAAATGATTCGTTGGCGTCGCCTTCGTAGAAGCACCCCTCTACCGAGCGTTCAAGGTTCTTCGCTTGCTGCTGCTTTTCCCAGTCGCCGTCCACCGTAAGAAACGTTGGTTTTGGCGTAGCAACGGCCGCAATTTCGGCCGTACACGAATCGACGCACGCCTTGACCACGTTCATCGATAGGCGTTCAGACAGAAGCGGGCCACGAGTGGACCAAGCGGCATAGCCCCACCCGGCAATCTGGATGTTGCCGTACATAGACGCGTGCAGCATGTCCATGAGCTTCCGATATGCCTGCGCGTTGCGTATGGTTCGAACGGTTGCAACAAGGTCAATATGCGCTTCGCCTACCGGGCGATTCCACCAGCGCGGCGAAAGATACGGGCTCGGGCTGTACTGCTCATCTTTCTTTTTCATTCGTCACCGCCGATGAAGGGTTCGATGGGTGCGCCCGAGGAATGGAGCATGTTTTCCAGAATCTCGCGCTGTTCGTCGCGCGGGTTTCTGCGCGGCAGGTCTTTGTCCTCAACTGGCTTCCTTGGCTCAGGTCCAAGAACGATGCCGTCCCACTGAACCACGCCAAGCCTGCGCATCAGGGCTACCTTTTCTTCGAGGTCAACCATGAAAAACTTTCATAGCAGGTCTCTCAGGAAATCCATCTCATTTTTCACACGATTCTCAAGCTCTCGGATTGCTGCCCTTTCCTCATCCTGAACTTTTTGCATAGCTGTCTTGGGAGGGTCTGGCTCTTTTTCGAAGTGGGCAAGCGTGGCTCGCCACCCGTAGAGCATGGCATCGCAACAGTGGTTCGGGAGCTTTGGATCCTCTTCCTTTTTGCTGCCGTCCTTCCACGACAAAACGGCCATCTCTTCGAGCAACTCGCGGCACGTCTCTTTCACAATCTTGATTTTGCCCTTCGAAAAGCGGCCATTGATGAGAGCGATGTAGCCTCGCTTGTTGTGCTTATCGGCCGCCTCAATGGGCAGCCCGAAGCGCTGAATCGCCTGCTCCGCGTACCCCTTTCCGAGGCCACCTGTGTCGCCCACCATCTGAATCGGCTTGTATTTTCGACTCAGCTTGTCGGATTCAACGGCGGCGTCTTCTGGTGTTTGCTTCTGCTTTTTGTACCCCTCAACGATGTAGACGTTCGGGTCATGGCATCGCCACCCAAGAACCACGTTCCCCACGTCATCGGTGAAACCGTAGTCATGGGCCACGATGTGGTAATCGAGCTTAGGCAGACTGTCTTTGTCGATAACGTCGTCGAGCGAGAAATGGCCATAAACCAGTCCGCCGCCATCGCTAATCCAGAGCCCCTCTTCGAGCTGTTGCCGGCTTACCGGGTCAAGGATGGCTAGCGAACGCTCGTACTCTTCTACGTTCAAAAATGGGTTGTCCCTGGCTTTCGCCGGAACAAACAAACGCTCCGAACCGTCGTGTTCAACGAAGCGGCGCTTGACCCATTCGTGACCAATGTCGCCAGGGTTCGCCGCGCTCCGAATGCGGAGCGGAACGGTCATGCTTTTCTTTTTTCGGACACGAGAGCATAGATAGCGGTACCAAAGCTCAGGCAACTGTGTCACCTCGTCAAACCCGAGGTATTGCCACTCACCGCCCTGATACCTGCGCCGGTCATGCTCGTTGTCCATATAGCCAAACGTGAGCGTTGCCCGCGTCTTGAGCCACGTAAAGCGGTGGTCCTCTCGGCTGTAGTGCACTTCCCCAGAGCCAACGAAGGGGTCAAGCCACTCTTTGGCTCGGTCAAGAATGGAGCCAGAGCGGTTCAAATCCTGAAACGTGCGCCGGATAATCAGCGCCGCGTAGTTCGGCACGTGCACGTATTCGAGGGAGCCCATGAGCAGGCATGACGACTTGCCACCGCCAGCAGCTCCACCATAGAACGCCTCTAGCTTGTCGCTATCGAGGAACTGTAGTTGCTTTTCGTAGGGCTCCTCTGGACAGTACCTCCACCGTTGCGGCCTGCTATCAGCAGACAACATCCGGTGGAGATATTCCAGCTCGATAAGCTCTTCGGCTGTTAGCTCAGAAGAGAGAACCAACAATCCACCCCATCAGCGCGCCAAACGAAACAAGCGCAACGGTCTCAATGACGACTTGCGTCATGCGTCACGAAATAGCCAGTAGATGACGAACAAAGAGCAGATGGCGGCGATGCTCATTCGTCTTCCGCCTTAGCTACGCCCTGGCCACGTTTCTTTGGTTCGGGCTTTGACAGTACGTCAACGCAAAGGATGTTTGACCACGGGATGAGCTTAGAGCCTCCCCCGTTTGTGATGACCACCCCGAGCGCGTCTTGAGCGAACGTGACGCCGTGCTGTACGCCGATGTAGCGCCCCAGCTTTTGGGTGCCGGGGAGCGTCACGTCATCGCGTAGTGTGATGGAGTGAATCAAGACGTGTACTCCACAATGCGTTCGCGTGGCACAAGCGTTGTTCCGCCGGGTCCGGTAATCGTGAGCACGTCGCCGGTGAGGTCGAGCGTGATACCGTAGTCGCCGGCTACGAAGTGGTCCCGCTTGTTGCCGTTCTGATGGTTGAGTTGTGGGGATTGAACCATGTGCGTCAGACTGACGCTTGTGATTGCTGCCATGTGCTTACTCCTCTGTTGAGCCCCAAAAATAGGGGGTACGGGTTGAACTTGTAACGCTCACCGCTATCGACGCGGTGTGTCGCGTACTCTATCGGCGGCAGTGCAGATAGCAAGTGCCGAACAATCCCGAGACCCCTCCATCGGGGTTTGCAGTAAACGAAGTGCAACCCGGGCCCCTCTGTTACTGCAAATGCGCACACTACATCGGGCATCGTGGCATCGGCCGCGACGGTAATCGCCGAGCGGGGGAGAACGTTCTCGCGAAGAAACCGCTCATGCTCTCTATTCCAGACCTCGTGCCCAAACGTGCGGGCGAACGTGCTTTTGTAGCCCTCGCGCAGCCAGTTATGCAGGATGAGATTCGTGTCTCCCGGCTCACCGGGTCGTAGAAGTATCTCAGTCGTTAGATCCACCGGACCCCTCCTCTACTAGTACTGCCTCCTCCACTACCTGAGCCTCCGGCAATCGCTTGCCCCAGTCGTGACCCGTCAACTCTTTGTAGCGCTCTAGCCGCTCCGCTGGGGTCATCGCATGCACCGCGCTAACTGTTACGTTGTGTTGCGTAGGAGCGTTCGCGCCGCTCATTGAGGCGAGCAGTCTGGCCGCGTTGATGGCGTCTTTTGGCTCTCCCTCCATCGCAATCTTTGTCATGCGAGCGCCGACCACCCCTTTTACCGCGAGCGGGTCGGTTAGTTCTAGCGCAACGCGCTTCATCGCGGCTTTCACTATCTCCTGAGCCTGAGGCACGCTTACGCCCCACCGCTTGCTGAACTCATACGTGCTTTCGCCGTGAATGAACTCGCAGCGGCGTATCGCGCGGCACACTTCGCCAATGCGAACCTCTGTTTTGCTGGCGAATTTCGTAGATAATCCAGCCATTTATGGGATGGTGTGACAAAGAATGTCACTCCACCGTTTTCTACCGTTTTTCCCGAATTATGTCAACTAGTGCACCCCTCAAAAAAAAAGAACGCCACCCCCATCTTTTTATTTGACAGACTGCTAGCTAATAGCTATACATAACATTGTGAGCGGCACGGAGCCGCAAGAGCGAGGGTTAGAAAATGGAACTCAAGAAATCTCATAAGTGGATGGCGCGTGGTGGAGTTGGAACAGAAACCGTTTACACGAGCACAAAGCGCGAGGCCGTTGTGGAGGCTCAGAGAATCTCCGAATCTTGGGGGTGCGACTCGACTGTTTCTAAGCGCTCGCCATCGGGCTGGATTACAAATGTTGTCGTGGTCGCGCCCGTGTGGGCTAGCACGGCGTTCGATGCCGCTCTGAAAATCATTCAATCCGACTCTTGACCGCTGCTA